TAAACGGGATGCAACACTAAATGGCCAATGCAGTAATCGGCGCACTCCGGGTTAATTTAGGACTTGACAGTGCCAAGTTTCATAGCGGATTGCGTCGTGGCCAAAGCGGCATGTCGGCCTTTGCTGCCAAGGCTAAGGTTGCCTTTGCGGCGGCGGCGGCGGCGTTTGGCGTGGCTGTTGTGGCGATGGCAAAGAATGGCCTTTCTTTCATTGATAGTCAGGCGAAGATTGCCAGGTCAATCGACGGCTCTATTGATGCTCTCAGGGCTTTGCAGATTGCGGCGGGCGATGCCGGGGTTGACGCGTCGGCGCTTAATAAATCTATGCAGATGTTGGGGCGCGGCTTGTCCGATGCGGAGCGCAAGGGCGGCGCTGCGGCGGACGCTCTGGAAACAATCGGGCTAAAGGCCAGCGACCTTACTAAACTGGACGCCGACGAACGGGTTGCGGTAATTGCGGACCGGATCAAGGAATTGGGCCTTTCGGCGCAACAGACGACAAGCCTTCTGGCTGATCTAGGCATTCGCAATAAAGAAATGGCGCTGCTGTTAATCCAAGGCGGCGATGCTATCCGGGCGGCGCGAACGGAAGTCGATAAGCTTGGGCTTTCAATTTCGGCTGTAGACGCTGCTAAGGTCGAAGAGGCAAACGACGCCTTTTCGCGGATATCATTCGCTACTGAGGCGCTATCTAACCGGCTGGCTGTGGCGCTTGCCCCGGCTTTGAAGGCTGTTGCGGATGCCTTTGTTGCGGGTATGCGCGAGGGCGGCGCGCTGCGCGTTATCGTTGAAACGCTAGGCGAAAACATAGGCCGGATGGCTGCTATTGCTGCGGCGTTTGCTAGCCTTATGGCGGGGCGTTTTGCGCTGGCGATTGGCGTTGCTGCTGTAGGCGCGGTTACTAAACTTTCCCTTTCTCTGGCGGGTCTGCGTGCCGCGATTGCAAGAACGGGCTTCGGGCTTCTGGTAATCGGGGCCGCTGAATTGATCCTGGCAATCGGGCGACTTATTTCCAGGGTTGGTGGGTTTGGTGAGGCGTTTGGTCTAGTTAAAGATGTGTCGATTGAGGTTTGGGAACGGGTAAGGCAAGGCGCGTTCCTTCTTGCGGAAGGCATTGCAGGTTCTGCTCAAGCCATACAGGCTGCGTTCACTTCTGCGTTTGCCGGAATTGTTCGCTCTTTCGCAGATATGACCGCGAAGATGGCCGATACTTGGAACGGGTTTATGAAATCCGTTGGGGTCGAAAGCAATGCGGTCGGTTTTGGCGCGGGGTTTGCCGAATCAATGGATGCTCGCGCCGCCCATCTTAAATCTTCCGCGTCTGCATTCAATGCCAGCCTCCGCCGGTCTGTGGCTGACCTAAACGCCCCGCTGGATAGCCTCGCGCGGCTTCGCGAGAGTGGGGCTGAAACAGAAGTTTCCATTGACGGAGTAACGGAATCGGTCGCCGAGTTGGGCGAGGAACTGGAAAGCACCGGGGGCAGCACCGGGAAAGGTTCAAAGGCGCTTGATGAACTTTCGGAAAAAACCAAGACGCTTAAAGAGCGAATGTCCGAAACCAAAGAAATCATGCGCGGCGCGTTCGTGGGCTTGATTACGGGGGCCAAGTCGCTTGGCGAAACGCTCAAGGGACTTCTCGCGAGCTTTGCGGAAATGCTGGCGAACCGGGCTTTCGAAAGGCTTTGGAGCGGCGGTCTTTCGGGCGGCAATAGCGGCGGCGGATTTCTAAAGAACCTTTTTGGCGGCGGCGGATTTCTCAAGGGGTTGCTTGGTTTTGCAAACGGTACGCCTAGCGCGCCCGGCGGGCTGGCGCGGATCAATGAACGTGGCGGTGAAATAATCAACTTGCCGCGCGGGTCGCAAGTCATTCCCCATGAAATGTCAAAGCGCATGATGGGAGAGGGAGGTGGCGGTCCTGTTGAAATTATCCTCCGCAGTGACCCTAGTGTCCTTGTTGAAATCGCGCAAAACGAATCCCGCGCGGTTGTCAGGCAGGCCGCGCCCGGCCTGACCGCTCAAGCCGTTTCGCAATCCCAGGCATCGTTTAGAAACAGCAAAGCGGGGTGGTCGCCATGACCGTGAATGTGATCAAATGGCCCCCCTTCCAGCTTACCGGATGGGAACTTGCTGACGTTTTCCCGCAGTCAAGATCGGTCGGGCTAATCGAAGGGCGCGCTCGCACATCATCGGCACAGCGGGCGCGGCGCGTAGCAACGGCCAACGTGTCTGGCATCGGGACGGACCTAGACGGCGCGGGCTATGTGCGGATGTTGAACAAGCAATGGGCAGGCGCTCCAAACCTTACGCGTGTGGTTTGCCTTTCGTCGCTCTGGTATTTGTCCCGGATAGGTCAGGACCTGAGAAATACAATCTTGACTTGGACCGACAGCGGGACCGAATTAGTATGGACCGAAGGCGGAACGGATATAAGTTGGGGCGACGGCGACTATGCTTTGTCAGGCGCACCCGTAACTGACAGCGGCTATTATGGGCTTACGGTTTCCGGCCTGCCACCGTCACAGGTCATTGCGCGACCATCGGAACTAATTAGCGTGACGGATGGCACCACGACAGAAACCGCCTATGTTTTGAAAACCGCAACATCTAACGGGTCTGGCGTGGCGACAATCCGCACAGACAAAGCGGCGGCGTTTACCTTGACGGGTTTGGTTAGCATCGGTCACGGCGAGGAAATTGTCTTTGAAGCGGCTGACGTGCCCCGATCTGTGCAAACCGTATCGGGCACATTTGGGTTCACTTGGGATTTTCGCGAGGTGTTCTCAGACGAATACGCAGGCGGATTTGTGGAGGTTGACCCTTGGCTTTAACGCGCGGCGCAACGGCTGGCCTTATCACGGACCTTGGCGGGCATTTTTATCCAGTTTTGTTGACGTATGCCGATTGGCCGGGTGAGACAGTCCGCATACATTCGGGCGTTGGCGATCTATCTTGGGACAGTCAAACATGGTCCGGCGCGGGCAAGCTGGTGCAGTTCCAAGCACCGGCGGAAGCGGGCGGGCTGGCAACCTCTGGGGCAACCGTGCGCGTTGCAGCAACCGTGGCTGATATGCTTGGCGAGCGCGGCAAGGTCATTCGCGGGCGCACGCTTACGGTTTGGTTTGCGACCACGACGACGGCAGGCGGCAACACGCTGAGCGAAGACCCGGTTGAGTTGTTCACGGGCTATTTTGACAGCCGGTCGGGCACGCTATCACGCGCAGAGGGTGGCCTTGCGCATGACATGGTTCTAGGCGTGGGCGTCGGCCCATCAGCCCGCGCATCAGCTTCGATCACTCACGGATATGAGGACCAGCTATCAGATTTCGCAGGCGACACCGCAGGGCGACACGTCCAAAACGCGAACCGCAATAAGTTCAATCCAAAATCATGGCCGGAGTGACCCCCTTGGTGGCTTTCAACGCAGCATGGGACCACTTACGCGCCCCGTTTGTGTGGGGCCTACGCAGCGACTGCACGGCGGCTTGTGCGGCGTTTGAAATGCTGCATGGCGTGGACCCGCTTGAAGGCTGTGCGGCGCGCTACAGGACGGCACTAGGCGCGGCGCGGATACTCAAGCGGGCGGGCGGATATCTTGGATGGTGCCGGGCCACGTTTGACTTGATCGAAACCGACACGCCCCAAGCGGGCGACATGGCCCTAATCGCAAGCGCGGATATATTTGGCGCGGCCTTGGCGGTATGCATCAACCACGGCGAATTCGCCAGTAAATCGGAGGCCGGAATGACTGTAAACCGCGCTGATATTTTGGGGGCGTGGGCATGCCGAATTTGATTGCACAAGGGATTGCGCTTCTTGTTTCCTCCGCTGGCGCAATTGGCATCAGTGCTTCAACCGCTTTAGCGGTTATAAATGCAGGGTTGAATATAGCGTTTACCGCGCTGGTTAATACCGCAATTTCCGCTATATTTGGGCAGTCACAGCCAACGGCTCAAGATGTGTCGGCCAAGTTGTCACTGCCAAGCACAGAACCGGCGTATCGGTTTGTCTATGGCGACACGCGCGCAACCGGAACGCCATGTGGCACGCCGACAAAGGGCGTCCATATCTGGGGCGCATGGCTTTTGAATTCGCGGCCATCTGATCTGTCCAGCTTTACGCTTTACCTTGACAAGCGCGAGGTGACCTTGACCGGCAATGCGTTTGATTTGAGCGGATCGGGGGCAACGGCAACGGCTGACCCGTTTCTAAATCACGTCACGGTTTGGATTAGCCGGGGCGACCACACAGCACCGCCAACGGCTTTTACAACCGGCGCGGCGTATGTTGGCGGTTCGCGGGAAGACTTGTGGCAGGCGTCTGACGCGTGGAAGGGCCGCACTATGATCTGGCTAAAGTTGGACGCTGGCGCGTCGGGCGAACGCGCAGAACGCTGGCCGTCTAGCCCGCCACTGGTCGAGGTTGAGGGCCAGTGGTCGCTAATCTATGACCCGCGCGAGGGCGCGCATGATCCAGATGATCCATCCACTTGGGAATGGTCCGAAAACCACGCGCTTTGCGTGCGCGATGCTCTAGCACAAAACCCGATCCGATCCTATCTTGAGGGGCAAATCCACGCATCGTTTAACGCAGATGGCCCGAACGATTGCGACGTTTCAATCGCCCTAAACTCAGGCGGAAGCGAGGCACGATATACTTGCGCTGGAACCGTTGTTTGGACAGACGGCGAAATTGAGGACCAGCTAAACCCGATGATGATAAGCGGCGCGGCTGACTTTGTGCGCGTTGGCGGAAAGCTGGGATATGCGGGCGGCGTTTATCGCGCACCGACCGAAACGCTGACCTACCTTCTCGGCGATGGCTTTGAATTCCCCGACATGGTGCCGGGCGTCAATCTGGTCAACGAGTTGCGGGTGACGTATCTTTCGAGCGCCCGCGATTATGAAACCGCCGAATTGCTGCCTTGGTCAATCCCAGATGCCCTAACGGCAGACGGTGGCATTCCTTCGGTTAAAACGCTGGCGTTGCCGTTTTGTGGAAGCCCAACTCAGGCAATGCGGGTTCGCAAGATTACAGGCTTACGCCTTCGCAGGCAGGAGCGCATTGCTGGCGGCACGCTGCCCCCAGAGGCGTTTGACTTGGTAGGCGGCGCAACCGCTACCATTGCCCTGCCGTCGCCATATGACGCGCTGGATGGTATTTATGAGATTGAGAACATCCACCCAGGCTTGGACCCAATCGGCGAAAGTGGCGAAGTGGCGATGCGCCTGCCTGCGTCTCTCGTAAAGCACGCGGAATCAATCTATGCGTGGACGCCCGCGACGGACGAAGAAACGGTCTACAACGAGACGTATGTGAGCGCGCGCAACGGAACGGCAGACCCTGGCGCGATTTCTGTCACAACCGGCGATGCGGTCAATCTTGGGTCAGGCGGCAGCACCATCCCGCGCATTCGGTTTGCGTTTGATCCGTCAACATCCAGCGTTATTTCCTACGAATGGCAGATTCGCGAAACGGGCGGCGATTATGAAAGCGGCGGGCTTATAGGCGAGGCTGTCCGCGATGGCTCAAGCAAGGTTTTCGGGTTTATGACGGGCACGGCTGGCCAGACTTACGAAATCCGCGTGCGCGCAATCGGGACAAACGGCAATTCAGGTTTTGTGGAAATCACGGGCGTCACGCCTGTTGTTAGCATCACTATCGACATTCCAACAAACGGATCGGCAACCGGCGGCGCGGATGAAATTGTCGTCGAATTCAAAACGCCGAACGACGGTGATTTCAGATCAATTGAAATCCACGGCAGCGACACGGACAGCAGTGGCGCATCTAGCTTGATTGGGTCCGCCACATTTGCCGCACAGAATACCACAGTGACCATTACCGAAACGGGCTTAGGCACATCTAAAACCCGTTACTATTTCGCCCGGTCGCGGGGGGACTACGCAAGCGCATCGGTATTCACAGCCAGTGTAACAGCCACCACAGACGCATAAGGACATCACCATGACAGCCCCAGTCTTCGCACTGCCGACTACCGGCACAGACCCAAAAATCAGCACAAAAGGAGTTCTTGACGACGAGGTTAATCGGATCATCACCGCGATCTATGCAGACTTGGGGGCGATAATTGAGGGAGTGACGTTCCGGGGGGATTGGGACGCGTCTTCTGGTTCGTTTCCGGGCGGCGGGTCCGCGCAGCGGGGTTGGGCCTACTATGTCCAGACGGGCGGCACTGTTGACGGTGTAACTTTTATTGCTGAGCAGGAAATTATTGCGATAGCTGACGACGCTTCCACATCGGTATTCGCAGGAAGCTGGTTTCAAAACCCGGTTGCCGCAGTAACCACGGCGGCGGTTCGTTCTGCGGGCGGGTTGATGGATGACGAGGCGACCGATCTAGACGCCCTGAAAGACCTTGATCAAGGCGTTGCCACGACTGACAGTGTTGTCCACGCCAATTTGATTGTGAACGCTTCATCCGGCGCGGCAGGAATAGCCCTTATTGACAGCAGTCTTACAGCTCCATCCCCTCACTTCCTGTCTCTCGGGAAACGCACCGGGTCCAACGTGAACTTCGAAGGTAAGTATGCAGCGGCGCACTTACAGACGGACAGCATTCCCACTGGGTCCGGCTGGAAACTCGGTCAGTACACGTTTGGCGGAAATAGCGAGGGACTTACCGAGGCTGATATCCGATACTCTGCGTCGATCATAGCCGAGTCATCCGCCGCGTGGGTAGACGAAGACGATCAAAAGACCGATCTTGTGTTTCGGACGGGTCAGGCTGGGGTGCTTGTATCTGGCCTAACAACACCCGGCACTGAGACCCTGCGACTATTGCACGACCAAACTACCACGTTTGCAGGCACAGTAAACGGGCGCGACATTGCTACGGACGGCACAAAGCTGGACGCTGGGGGATTGTACCCGGAGGAATACTCGGCGAACGGCGCTGGCGGCGGGAATGACACCACGCCAATAAACAACTGGATGGCTGCGGTTGTTGCAGGTAGCACCATTGGACTCGCGTATGGTGCCTATCGTCTGGACAGCCTAGCAACCATCGAATTGGACGACCTGAACCCCGGCGCTGACCACATATCGTTGCGCGGCGCGGGCATGAACCAGAGCACATTCTTGGTGAATAATTCCACCGGGGGCATATTATTCGAGGGTACTGGCGTGCTGGCTGGACAGCGGCAACACACGGTTCAACTCGCGGATATGCAATTTGAGCCTGCGCTGGCTTCCAGCGGATACCCGTTCAAAGTCATCGGCGACGGTGAGGGTCTTAGCATCAACCGTGGAGGGATATTTAACAATATCACTTGCGGGGCAATAGACGAGAGTACCGAAGAGGTTAATTTCACAGACGGTCCGACTATCAGCGGTCTTTATCATTTCAGTATAGACAATCTGCGGATTTACCAAAGAACAAGCACTGCCGACGACGTGCCGAAGTTTAATCACGGCCTCGATATTTCTGAAAGCTACTATCCAATTCTAACTAACCTTTGGATCAATGTTGCCACCAACCTAACGGTTTCTACAAACACAGCCACCACAGACGGCGGTGCGACAATAGGAGTTAAAGCGCACGGTGGCGTTCAAGAGGCGATTGCCTTTCACCAGTGCGTCATAAACGGGGCAGATGAAGGGCTTTCGTTCGAGCGTACCGGGCGGGAGCCTTTCTTTCAGTGGTTCGGAGGCCATATTAATGCACGCAGCGTCGGGATGCGTCTGAACGGGGTCAAGTTCGGGGCGGTCACCGGCGCTCTGATGTATAATCAGTTCCCGCTAACGGGTGTTGATCCGATTGACTTCTTGATTGAAGACGCTGACGGAATGACATTCAAAAACAATATATTCCGTTACGATGACAATAACGCAGCGCGCAGGCACTACTGGCTAGAGCCAAAGGTGGGCAAAGCGGGAGCGGTTGTTAGGCGGATAACCATTGAACTGACAGCAGCGGACTTAATGGCGACGATTACTGTCGCGCCGATCTACCTCAACGGGGCCACTGAGGTTACAATCATAATCCCCGATGCCACCACTACCGGCGACTCCGTTAGCTACCCTCAGAACCTTATCGAAATGGGAGCCAGTCAAGACCCAAGGGAAGTGCAAATACGCACAACCTCTGGCGGCTTGGTGAGTATGGCAGTTGATGCATTGGCTGGACCTACCCTGCTTCTCGACAGGCTTTCAGCCAGCCCCGCTGATGGGGATAGGTTAGGCGGTATACGGTTCCGGGGGCGTAACAGCGCGGGGGAGCGCGTCGACTACGCCACCTTAAATTCGGGTGCCACGGATGTGACCGATGGAACCGAAGACGGGCAGTTAGAGGTATTTATAAAAATAGCTGGGGCTGACGTGGCTGTTTCTAGGTGGCTCCCGCCTAGCGCCGATGGCGATGCTGCCATGCTTCTTTTAGTCAGAGAAAGTGGCGGCGCGTTTAGCCTTGAGCGCGTCACTGTAGGCGCAGACGACAGCGCAGCTGCGGGCTTTAGGGTTTTGAGAGTTCCCAATGCGTAGTATGTAGTCCGAGACGACGCAAACAAAAAAACACCCGCACAAGGCGGGCTCAGTTTGGGAGGTCAACAGAGAGGAGCGACTAGACGAAGGAAGCCGATAGGCCCACATTAGCGCCACGCGCGCAGAACGCAAGGAAAAACCTATGATCAAATGCACACCAAAAATGATGGCTGAAATCAAAACTATTCAGGAGAACATCACGGCCGCAAAGCGCGCCACCCGAAACGCCCGTTCGTCGGCAAAGCGTTTATTTGCCATGCACGAAGAAGCCAAGGACTGCGAAGGCGCGGCAGAAGTCAACACGGTAAAGGCCGAATGCACGGTTGCTTTGGGCGCTTTGGACAAGGTTGACGCTAGGGGCGCAATGGCGGCGTGCCTCTGTTATGATGAGCCGGGTCCGGTTGTGTTCGGCGGCGGTCGCTAATGCGCGCCGCGCTAATACTCGCGCCGTGGTTCGTTGGCCTTGCGCTGTTTTTCAATGGCATGTCGCCGGTTTGGCCTTGGTTGCTGGTATCATGCGCGGTTGCTTTCGTATGGACCCGGCACGGCGCAGTAGCCTTGGCGCTTGGCGTTCTTGCGGTGCAGTTAATCAAGGCCGTTCCGATGGATCACCTTTGGGTTTATTACGGTATGGTTTATGCACTTATAGGCTTTATCTGGGCGCTGTTTTTTGATAAGATGATTGCGTTCGCCGCCTTTGTCATTGGTGCCTGTTTCATCTTTTTGCCGCAGGATTTGACAGAAATAGCCTTTTACGGCGGCTTGATAGGGGCTGCGTATGTGGGTCCAACCGGCGGAATATTATCAGGCGTTTCTAGACCTGCCGGGGAAAATCCGAGTGGCATCTTTGGGCATCGGGCTGGCCAGCTTTATCGGCGCATTCGTCTTGGGCGAGCATTTCAGCCGAACAATCGTGCGCCGGATCATGGCGGCAATACGGAGACACATCAAAAAATGAATGGTGCGCAATGACTGATGCAGCTTTTGAAGTCCGCTTGAGGACGCTTGAAATGGACGGTGCTGCCATTGCCGTCCACAACAAAAACATTCACTCACGGCTATGCAGTATTGAAGACACGCTCAAATGGCTGGTGCGGTTGATCATGGGGTCGCTTATAGCCGGAGTGATATCGGGCGCGTTTGCAATTTTTCTTAGCGCACCATTTTCCGGCGTGTAACCGGGCGAACAACTGAGAGGAAAGACGGATGAACTTCAAAGGTAGCGGCAAGAAACTGACCGACATTGACCTGCCCCGGATCGGCGCGGATATCGGCGTTGGTGAGGATGAAATTCACGCAATCCTTGATGTGGAAACGCGCGGCGGCGGATGGGACAGCCAGGGGCGGCTCAAGATGCTGTTCGAACCACATGTGTTCTACCGCGAACTAGGGCCGGGGAAATCACGGGACCGGGCCGTGAAAGAAGGGCTGGCCTATCGTAAGTGGGGGGCCGAGGAATATCCGCGCGACAGTTACCCACGCCTAGAAGCGGCCATGAAGATCAACATAAACGCGGCCCTGAGGTCGGCAAGCTGGGGCCTTGGGCAGATCATGGGCTTCAACTGCATGATGGTCGAGTACCGCACGGCCAAGGCGATGGTCGAGGCATTCCTGAAAGGCGAGGCGGAACAACTTCAAGCCGTGGTGGATTTCATCGTCGCGGCGGGGCTAGACGACGAACTGCGCGCCCACGACTGGCGCGGCGTGGCGCGAGGCTACAACGGGGCTGGATATGCCAAGCACGGGTATCACATAAAGCTGGAGAAGGCGTTCCGCAGGTGGCAGGGTATCCGCGACACGCCTTTCACCATTGACCGGACGCCTGACGTGCCTGAGGCACCCAAAGAGATCCAGCCCGCCCCCACGCCCCCGAAACCCGTTGCACCCGCTCCAGCCCCGCAACCCAGCGGGCTAATGGCGGCAATCATGGCAATCATCGCGGCACTGTTCGGAAGGAAAGCGAAATGACACGCAAGTATTTTAAGCCCGGATCGCTGACGTGGTGGGCATCAGTCGCGCCCTTGATCGCCGGTCTGTTTCTTGCAACTGACGGGCTGCACGGGGCCGTGGGCATCGCCGACGCCATCCGTACCGGCACCGGCATGAGCGCGCCCGTGCTGATCAACATGGGCTTGGCCGGGATTGGACTGCGCGGGGCGATGGGCTGATGGGCCTTCTCCTTGATTTCATCACAAGCGGGCTTGCCCCCTACATCGCCGGGGCGCTGGCCATTATCGCGGCATTGTTCGCAGCGCGGCGCGGCGGGCAGAGCGCTGAGAAACGCAAGGCCGAAAACCGCAATCTGAAAAACCGTCTCAAAAGAGGGGAAATCGAACATGAAGTTGATCAAATGGATGCCGATACTCGTGACAAGCAGCTTACTGAGTGGATGCGCGACAATCCCAAGTGAGTGCTGGAGCGAGCCGATCCGGCCAAGCGTCAATGACGTGTTGACGGATGGCACCGCGAACCAGATACTGAGCCACAATCTGGCCGGTGGAAATATCTGCGGCTGGAAGCCATGAAAGGAAACCTCATGCGCCCACTATCTCGATCATTGCGGCTGCCATCGCGGTAGTCGCAGCGTCCCAAGCCAATGCGGAATGTTTCCCCCGCGTCCACGTTGCCGCGTATCTCAATGTTGAGCACGGTCTCAGCCTCAAATCATGGGGCCTAGACGACGCCGGGAATATGGTTGAGCTATTCATGGGCAAAGGCGGGAATTGGGCAGTAGTGACGACGACGCCTTTGAAGTGCGCAACTGTTGCCATGCCCCACAAGTTGCACGGTCGGCTGGTTGCGACCAAGCCACGGAATAAAGTGATTGCGCCCGAAAATCGAATGACGCTCGGAGCGCCGATGTAACGACCGGGCCGCGCGGATCAGCGGCGATACCAAAACGGAGAGTATCCATCGCGTTTCACTGAAACTTGACGATAACACGGCATCCCCTGCCAACGACAAAGCCCGCCCCGTTCATTCGGTGGCGGGCTTTTTGCGTTGTGGGGTTCCTTGCGTGATCGGTGAATTTGGTGGAAGCCGCCGGTACTGCCCCGGCTGTTTGCTCACTGACCGGCAAGGCCAGAACGGGTCGATCAGTTCCCGTGCAGAATACTGTCATGCCCCCATAGGTTCCTTAAATGGTCTTGATTATACCGGCGCAAATCAGCGCAGAATACGCCGTTTCGGCTAGGCCAATCATGTTGATTTTGTGGGCGTTTATCCTGCCGTGCGCGTAGTACGGGATGAAAACGCTTTCGCTGTCATCGGGGTCCAATTCCGCATCGCCTTCATATACCTGGAGCGTTTCCAGCATAGACGCTACAATCGCGAGGTGGTGGGCTTTTTCGATCATGTCATGCGTCCCTTACATGATAATCTGTGAGTAGCCATTCTCGAACGCCTCGGGTGGCGAAAATGACTTATACCCATCGGCGTAAACAACGTAGTAACCGCCTGCTTCTGGCCGATGCTTTTGCACAAATTCGGCAGACAGTTTGACGGGGGCAAACCCCGCCTCACATGGCACCATCATAAGAGACCCATCACTCTCTTGATCCGGCTCGCCTGTGTGCTTTAGTTCGGCAATCTTGAGTGCCCAAACCTTCTTGTGGCTCTGGTATTGCGGCATCTGCGCTTTTGGTTCGTTCATTTTTTCGGTCCTTTATGTAAAAGGTTTTGAGTGTTGTTGGGCTACCTAGTGTTTTTGGAGTTGGCCGCGAAGAATTTCCGCGCATCGTCTTGGGCCATACCCTTAGCCTGCTTGATCTAGGAACGGGCCGTAGCCAAAGCCTTCGCGCAGGGCTTCAATTTCGCGGTCTTTTTTGTTCACCTGAGACACGAGCGATGCGACCTGATCTTCAAGATCGGTTATCCGTTCATTCTGGATTAAATCTGCATGGGCTTGCGCCATCTTTTTACGCAAATCAATCGCGCCCGTCTCGAACAGCTTACCATGGATGACGGGGTGTGCCTCACTCACGTCTTTCTTGCGGCCCCAAGCGGGATTTTCCTCATGCCTTCCGGTGTATCCGTCGAGGCCAAGATAGCGGCGCATTTGATCATCGCGGCCCTCTAGTATTTCCTCAACCACCCTACCTGCCATGCCGCGTACAAAACCTTCAATGGTTTCAGACATGCGATCAATCACGCCGTATTCCATATCCTGCCACAGTTCGTCTAACAGGTTGGATTTAGCTTTTTTGAAAGCGTCTTGATTGGGCATATCCATAAGGCAATCGTGCATGGCTTGCCCGAAGTCCTCAATCGCTTTGTCTTCTTTTGGGTAAGTCATAAATCTGGTCCTTTATAAACGGCCACGGATGCCAGCAAAAACGGCACCTATGGATGAGCCGAACGCGCCGACCAAGATTGTCATTCCGGCCCAATGCCAAAACGATTGAAACGTAAATTCTAAAAGTTCGATCATGTTTTTGGTCCTTTAATCTCTGCCGAACATCGCTTTGAAACTCGCGATATTTACGGCATGGCAGGATTTCGTGTGTTTAGCTTCGGCGTGGGCAATGACCCCATCAACGCCCTTCAATTTCTTATCGCAGACAGGGCAGGTGATGCGCTCAATACCATCCGCCTTTCGGCCAGACCTGCCGTAGAGGATTTCGTAAGCCTCGTCAGGTCCGTCGCACCAGTCTGACCATTCCTCGGCCAGTGCCATCGCCGCTCCATATCCCATGTTTTCGGTCCTTTATGAACAGGCCATCGCGATGAAATCCGCGCGGGACTTTTCTTTGATTTCGGTTGAGATTTTTTTGTCGCCCATTTCATGCGTCCAAACAGGGCGGCCCATAATTTTCTCGACGTATTCGTGCATGGCATCGAACGGGCCGCACAGGATGCCCGTGAAGGCTGATATCACCGCAGATTGTTCGCGTGTCAGTTTGTCCATTTTCTTGGGGTCCTTTGTGGCGTGTTCTATTTCGTTCTCATGTTCTCTTTTAGACTATTGCGCTACTGTTCGCAAGGTGCTAAATGTGGCTTATGAGAATAATTGCATACCTCTTTGATCGCCCCCGCTCCGCCGCGTCTCATATGAGCGTGGAGCCTGCGTGCATCTTTACCGACGCCCCCGGCACACATCGCGCGGACCTATCCGCCATGATCGACAGCGGCGACTTGCGGGCTGGTGACGTGGTGCGCGTCTGCGCTCTAGCTGATCTCGGCCACGGCGCGGCAAGCAATGCCATGCATCGCCGCATAGAGGCGCTGGGGGTTACGGTCGAGGTTATGCCACAAGCGCCCCGGTCCACGCTTGCGCGCCTCTCAAAGAAGCACCCACGGCGCGCTGACATGTGCGCGGTCTGGTGGTCTGCTCTGGATCAAGCCGACGCGCTGGGCAAGATTTCCGACATGGCGGGGCAGGACATAAATCGCAATCAGGCAAACCGGGTGTGCAATTACAGCCGAAATCCTGATGACAGAACGCTAGAGTGAAGGAGCCTGATTTATGCACCTTCTAAGATATCACGCAGAGCATGAATGCCCCAAAGGCCATAGGTTCATGGCCGAAGCAAATCCCTTTGTCGAGGGGCACGTATCAAAAGCACTTTGCCCGACATGCTATGATGCGTGGATAGCTGCTAACGTCCCACTAGGCACGCAGATTGGTAAAGCGATTGAAACTTCGTCTGTGAGCGTTGTACATCTTTAGGAGGGTCTTATTCGCCCGCGAGCGTGATTAGCCCCGACTGTCGCCGCGACCATATCGTGAACATGAAGGCGCGCAGAACGTCTTCCCAGCCTAGCCCGTTGGCTTCCCACTGGTCGCGGTGGTCTAGCACGTCGTGGCATCTATCGCAGGCGTCTATGATGAAAACGTCGTCGGGTTTTTCCGCCATGCCCGCTACGCTGAAAAACCGCATGTGCGCCCCGATTGTGTATTCGTCTTGCTGACGGCAAACCCCAGGAATGTGCAGCTTACAGTGGTTGTTCCG